ATCGTGCTAGTCAGGAGGCTGCTGCAAGCTCAAACTGCAACGCCGCCAGAGGGCGATCTGTGTTTGGTTGCTCGGTAAGTCGGTCGCGGAACGAGTCGAGCACGGTGGTGCGGGTGGGGGCATTCTGGCCAGAGCTTTCATTACGCATTAATTGCAATACGATATTTAACATAATATGTATTATGCGAAGCGCTAAAAACGACCAGAAGGCGGGAAAATCTCAACACGAGTACGGGCTAAATCGTAACCGGGCTGCTGCTGAGGTTGCTGCTGGGTGATGGTGTTGGTGGATGTGGGCAAGCCACTCCCACCACCCCCACCCCCCAGCAACTGCCCGTCGCTCGCGACGGGCCTCGTATGATCGAAAAAACCACCAGCAACAATGGCTAAACACATATCGCCGGGAACCTCCAGCGGCGTGCCTTGCTGTGTAAAGCAACGGCAACCAGTACGCTCAGAGGTGTAGCAGGCAGATGGCTTTGGCCAATCCTGAACGTCTGTAAAGGCCTCTCGATACATAGGAGCAGACCAAGGAAAGCCGGGAACCTCAGGTGTAACAAGTTCAGAAAAAGTAAGATCCCGGTCAGATGACAGCTGAGGTGCGCCAATAGCACCTGAATACGTAGAGGTAACAGGCTGGGGCTCGTCACGGATGAAAAAACCCTTGATCTGATACAGGAGCAGTACCAGGACACCGATCCCAACAAAGATCATGACAATTTTCTTCCAAGGGACAGAAAGCGTGTGGGTATGGGTATCAGCTGAGTGATAAACACCAAAATACTTCTTGTCCATTCGGAACTGATCAACGTTGGCATCCTTGCGCACTGAGGCGGAATCAGGGTTTTGCTGGCAAACGTCCCAAGTGAAACGATTGATGTTAAGGCTACCCATGATGCGTGCGTAATGCTGGTGGCGGTTGATCAAACCACGCACAAAGGTATCAAGCTGCCCTACTACCTTCTGACAAATCAAAAAAACGTCGTGACCCTGATGACGATGGGTAGCAAGGCGCTTTACATGCTCCGGGGTGCCCTGAGAGCCATGCTTAGTAGGGAAAACGTTATAAGCCTCATCAAACACAATAACCGCGTTAGACGGCAGCTCATACCATTTAAACGCCTGTTCCTCGGTCAGCTCATGCCAACCCAGATCAGGAGATAAATCACGGATGCCGAAATAGTAAATATCGCGGCCCTCAAATTGCTTTCCCTCTGCAACAAATTTAATTGTGTTGAGGGTCTTGCCGGAGCCGGGAGTTCCAGTAACAAGATAAAGCATTATTTTGACTTCCCAAAAGTAACGCGATTGTAAACGCCCATAATCTGGCGGATTGCAACAGCACCAGCATAGGCACTAGTGACAACTTTAATTGCATGCGGGACGTTAAGAACAACCGCAACCTCCCAAAACTGACCGCCAATGCCTGATGTGTTGGATTCGATAAAATTAGTGATCAAACCAGTAATGGTATCTAAAGCAGTAAAAGTAACTAGACCAATACCGAGAGCAGCAATAACCCGAACAATGGAATAACCAACAATCCACTTGACGGCAGTTGCAAGAACGCCGGAAGCACCGGCAGCAGTCAGAATTAACGGTAACGGCATTTAATCACCCCGAACTAGCGCATCAAAAAGAATCCAACCGGCAGCGAGATAGGAAAAGAAAAAGATCATCGCCGAAATGATATTGAAAACAGGACAGCCAAGAGTCCAAGGCAACTCAAACGAGCCCCATTTTGTGCTGATGGTGGCATCAGTCAGAGGACATGCATTTGATGGCCCAGAGGAAAAAAGACCACCAATGACACCAGAAACCTGAGCGTCAATATCGTCGCCCTCCTCCGCTAATACGTTTTCGAGCGTGTCAGCATTGCGGAGACCTTCGGAAGTCAAACCGGACTCAAGCTGTGCTTTTGTCAACTCGTCGCCTGCACACATGGTGTGCCACTGCTGTTTAAGTATGGCAACGAGAAGGGGGTCACCAGAACCAGAGGGAGGCGTATCGCAACCAGCTGATGCGGTGCCGGTGTTATCAGAAGAATCGTCACCTCCGCCACCAGTACCACCGCCAGAGCCGTCACCGGAACCGTCATCACCGCCACCGGAACCACCATCACCGGTGCCAGAATCACCACCATCACCAGTACCGCCACCAGTACCACCGCCAGAGCCATCGCCGGAACCATCGCCAGTACCGTCATCACCGCCACCATCTGAACCACCATCGTCAGGGGTTTTGATGCAGGTTGTGCCGTTCCATTCGTAACCAGGCACGCCATAACAGGGGTCTGGTTCGGGTGCTGGTTCGTCGGGATCGGTAGGCTCTGGGGGCGGATTAAGCGGGTCACCGCTCATATCAGCAGGCGTGAGATTCTGACCGGAACAGCTCTCCCCTGTACCCTCAACAATGTAATTACAAAAACCAGTATCGGATGAACCGGCAACAAGATAGCAACCAGCGGCAAAACTTGATGAGGGGGTGTAGTTACAACTTGACGTGCAAATAGAGTCAGGTGCATTTGACAACACGTAGTTAGTGCCGTTGCTGTTGAAAACCTGAGCATTGTCGCCACGAACTAGCATTGTTTGGCCAACAGTTGTAGAACAGTCAGATTCGCACTGACCGGTAGCGCCGTTGTAGTTCTGACCTGCTTCGCAGGAGTCGCCAAGACGGAACACAGAGTAGTTACCACTTGTCCCGCCACTATCGGTACGAACAAAATTGCATAAAAATTTTGTGTCGCTGCTTCGCCATACAGATTTAACTGATGAAAAAATAGCAGTGTTTGACGCTGCTGATTCGCAGGCAGCACGAGGAGTTGAGCCAGTGCCAGATAAACCCTGAACAGTCCAATAATAAGTCTCGGAATGTGCGAAAGACGAAAACAAAAAGATGAAAGAAAAAACAAAAAGGCGGAACATATAAGCCTCCACTAGGAAGTGAAAATAATGTTCATACCAATGAGCCAAACAACCAAAATGTAAAGAGTCATTTCAGCACCCATTAACGAAAAAAGGGGCCCCGAAGGGCCCCCGGTAACAGCGGATTACTTCAGACGGCGATACAGCGCGAAGCCGGCCATGCAGATGCCAGCGAAAACCATCGCAGCGACGATGACAGTACCAGCAGCAGTGCCAGCGGCTGTGAACTCATCAACGACAGCGGTAGTGTCGATAGCGGCATAAACCGGAGAGGAAAGGACGACAGCACCAACAGCAGCACCGCCAACTTTAGCGCCAAAACGGCGAACAGCATTCATTGCTTTCATAGCATGTAACCTCAATCAGAATTAGCGGGCGATAAAAGTTGTTTGAGCAATCCGCGCCCGCTGTAACAGATTGCCAAGAAAAGCGCAGTTGCGCCCATAACGGCCGAAAGTTCCGGCAACGTTAATTCGAACATGGGAAACATAGGAGTCATGTATTCCCATTCAGTACAAACAGGCGCGCCGTTCACAATCGAAAGGTTATTGAGGTCGCAAGTTAAAAAGACTTTCGACATGACGGCGAACCTTTATTTTTCAGCAGGAATAAGCTGGACATTGGCGTTCTTTCCGTCACCGGAAAGCCAAAGATCAAAACCGGCATTACCTGCCCTGCTGGCCCAAGCCTGAACATAAACAGGAACAGCAACTGGTTTGCCTTTGAGAGAGTCATAAAGACGGTCAATGCCAGAATCAATATGTTTTTTTGCCATGCGAACTTCGCGGGTTTTAACCTCGACGCGGTCGTATTGATTCTGCTCTTCAACTTGGATCAGAACGTAATGTTCCTTGATCTGAACATTAGAACCGTCACGACCACGAACCTCTTTAGTTTTAACGAAAACACCGTCACACATACCAAGCAGGGTCAACATTTTATTACCTCACGGGATTAACATTTAAAGGGGTGCCGGTTATAGCCCATGCGGGCAACGGCTTAGAGGAACGACGATCAAAATTCGCCAATTCACAATCAATGCGATGCTTTGAAAATTGCTCAGCAGAAAGTGCGGAAACAACATGCCGCATAATGGAGTTAACCAAGTCATCACCTAGTTGACCTGGAAGAATTGAAAGAACTTCAGATTGAACCTGAAAACGAAGTTCTTGATAAATCATGCGATCCATGCAGAAGCCCCCAAAAAAGAGAGATAACCGACAGACAGGGAAAGAATGCCTGCAACTAAAAAACGGCTCATGCGGCAAACTCCACTGAGGGTTCGACATACCAGTCAGGACGCTGAGAAGTGAAATCAACCTGAACAAAACGAAGGAGCGGAACGACATTGTTAGTGCGATCATTCTGCTGCAACTTCTGAAGAGCGGCTTTTGAAAGACCACATTGCTGAATATCTCGAATGTGATCATAAAAAGTACGGCGAGCCATAGATTCCATAGTCTCCTGATAACCGTACTCTTTAAGGCTGCGAAAAGTTCTAAACAAATTGCGAGCGTAGCTGTCGCTTTTTTTGCCGGACTTCGTAATTCTGGTGTGCTTTGCAATAAGTGCGGCTAACACTTTTTCATCATCAACAAGACGCATGGTCATACCCTCAAGAGCCGCGAAAATATCCTTAGTTGTCTCCTGCCAACATTCCTGAATAAAACACCTCCCCTGCCCTGCCAGTTGTTCCTGGTACGCCATAAGATCAATAAGGCGAGTGGGAATCTGACGGCGTTCCATCCAGCGACGCATAACGGTGGCTTCAAAACGCAGCAGGTACTTGACCCAATCAAGCAAACGAGGATCAGACATCGCACGATAAGTACGGGAGGCAGACAAGTTGTATTTCATTTGGCGGCGCATTTCTTCGCGCTGCAAATCGAACTCAATATGCTTCAAATAACACTTGAGGCGCTTGATACGGCTGTCTTTTGCACCCCAGTAGCAAGTTGTTTGATAGTTGTCGCCACGGTTCTTTGTCTGACCATTGGTGACACCTGAAAGAAATTGAATGACCTGTAAAGCGGTCTTCTCATCGGGTAGTCGCGCACTATAAGTAGCATCGAAGGAATAAACCTCAGTGGCGGGAATGTCGAGGAGGTCGAACAGCTTGGGATAACCGAGTTGAAGCCAAAGAAGCATGACCTCAGCGCCCTTGCGAATGCTGGTAGGACCAAAAACGTTGTGACCTTGAAGGAGCTTGGCGGGGCTGGCCTTAATCTCGACGCCGGGCATGAGGCGTTTACTGAACTCACGATGAAAAACCTTGAAAGCCAGCGGCGTGAAGCTGCTGGCAAGGGACTCCCAAGGATGGCGCAACTCTTCGACATGAACGGCACCGTCCTCGTGGGTGACAACACCAGCTAGAGGAATGCCCAAGGTGCGCAGATCGACTTCCCATAAGGAATGGTCGGACTGAGCGTGCTGCACGTTGGTGACAGCAGACACCTTGAAAGGGATGAACATGTGAAGTCGGTCTAACAAAGCCTTGCCTCGTTACGTCGTTTCAGCGTTACACGTTACGCGCGAGGTGTAGTTATACGCTGTAACGTGTTACAGCGCAACATGTGACAAGATAACCAGCAACAAGGGAACAGAGAGAATGACCGTGACCAAACCCTATCGAGTGCGTGATGAATTCGTAGAAATCATCAAAGAGCGGCGAATAAACATGATCGTAGAAACGAGAGAAGACATAGGCGAAGCGGATTTGGTGAACGCTGTGCTTTGGAAGCACCTGGAAGGGCTGACCACAAAGGACGTGCTTCGATACAGAGAAGAGGTGCTAGGAAAGGACTGATGAGAGCAGAAAGGGACGAAATGACGCCAATCAGGCGGAACAAGAAAGAGCCAAGGTTGGCTTACGAGATCGCGCTAGGAATAGTGATTGGCGGGGTCACACTATGGATGCTGGAAGCAATAGCTGGGCTAATTGCGATGCAATTCGCGCTACACCAAATAAAAATCAATTTTGGGGGGTAAGTGCGACTGTCGCACAAGAGTCCACCATTAGATATGGTGGACCCAACCCGCCGCCGCGCTGCCTGATAGTCAGGCAAACCGTAGGGCTCTGCCCTACAACCCGTCCTCGCCGGAAGCAGGGGTGCGGGGAGAAAAACCTCCCCTTACCCCAGCTGAAGGCTATTTGAATTCGTAAACCGTCAAGGGTTCACTTCGTCCGTGCCTCCGTTCGACGGGCAAGCCCGACGAGCCGGGGGCGCGGCCCCTGACGGGGCGAGAAATGCGTTTTCAGAAGGTTTTATAAAAACCCAATAGGGGAGCAAGGGCGAATCGCATAATAGGCGTTATGGATAAATAGCAGGCCGGTGGAGGGGATTTTACCGGCCTGCTATTCGAGCCGACCGGTACCATAACGCCAAGGCATTATGCGAAGCGCTAAAAACGACCAGAAGGCGGGAAAATCTCAACACGAGTACGGGCTAAATCGTAACCGGGCTGCTGCTGAGGTTGCTGCTGGGTGATGGTGTTGGTGGATGTGGGCAAGCCACTCCCACCACCCCCACCCCCCAGCAACTGCCCGTCGCTCGCGACGGGCCTCGTATGATCGAAAAAACCACCAGCAACAATGGCTAAACACATATCGCCGGGAACCTCCAGCGGCGTGCCTTGCTGTGTAAAGCAACGGCAACCAGTACGCTCAGAGGTGTAGCAGGCAGATGGCTTTGGCCAATCCTGAACGTCTGTAAAGGCCTCTCGATACATAGGAGCAGACCAAGGAAAGCCGGGAACCTCAGGCGTAACCAATTCTGAGAACGTCAGCTCCCGATCAGCAGATGCAATCATTTGACCTGGCACAACACCGGCATATGTGGCAGTCACCGGCTGAGGTTCTTCACGAATAAAGAAACCCTTGATCTGATACAGCAGCAAAATCAGAACACCGATACCAACGAAGATAAGAACGATCTTTTTCCACGGGACAGACAACGTGTGCGTGTGAGTGTCAGCCGAGTGATAGACACCAAAATACTTCTTGTCCATGCGGAACTGGTCAACGTTCGCATCTTTGCGAGTGGATGCGGAATCCGGGTTTTGCTGGCAAACGTCCCAGGTGAAACGATTGATGTTAAGACTGCCCATGATGCGGGCGTAGTGCTGATGCCGGTTAACGAGACCACGGACAAACGTATCGAGCTGCCCTACTACCTTCTGACAGATCAAAAAAACATCGTGGCCCTGATGGCGATGCGTAGCGAGGCGTTTAACGTGCTCCGGGGTGCCCTGTGAGCCGTGCTTAGTCGGGAAAACGTTGTAAGCCTCATCGAAAACAATTACAGCATTTGAAGGCAACTCATACCATTTATAAGCCTGTTCCTCGGTGAGCTCATGCCAACCCAATTCAGGAGACAAATCACGAATACCGAAGTAGTAAATATCGCGGCCCTCAAATTGCTTTCCCTCTGCAACAAATTTAATTGTGTTAAGGGTCTTGCCGGAGCCGGGAGTTCCAGTAACAAGATAAAGCATTATTTTGACTTCCCAAAAGTAACGCGATTGTAAACGCCCATAATCTGGCGGATTGCAACAGCACCAGCATAGGCACTAGTGACAACTTTAATTGCATGCGGGACGTTAAGAACAACCGCAACCTCCCAAAACTGACCGCCAATGCCTGATGTGTTGGATTCGATAAAATTAGTGATCAAACCAGTAATGGTATCTAAAGCAGTAAAAGTAACTAGACCAATACCGAGAGCAGCAATAACCCGAACAATGGAATAACCAACAATCCACTTGACGGCAGTTGCAAGAACGCCGGAAGCACCGGCAGCAGTCAGAATTAACGGTAACGGCATTTAATCACCCCGAACTAGCGCATCAAAAAGAATCCAACCGGCAGCGAGATAGGAAAAGAAAAAGATCATCGCCGAAATGATATTGAAAACAGGACAGCCAAGAGTCCAAGGCAAGTCAAACGAGCCCCATTTTGTGCTGATGGTGGCATCAGTCAGAGGACATGCATTTGATGGCCCAGAGGAAAAAAGACCACCAATGACACCAGCAACCTGTGAATCAATATCCTCGCCCTCCTCCGCTAATACGTTTTCGAGAGTGTCAGCATTGCGGAGACCTTCGGAAGTAAGACCGGCTTCAAGCTGTGCTTTTGTCAACTCGTCGCCTGCACACATGGTGTGCCACTGCTGTTTAAGAATGGCAGCGAGAAGCGGGTCACCAGAGCCAGAGGGAGGCGTATCACAACCAGCTGATGCGGTGCCGGTGTTGTCAGAAGAATCGTCACCTCCGCCACCAGTACCACCGCCAGAGCCATCGCCGGAACCGTCATCACCGCCACCGGAACCACCATCACCTGTGCCAGAGTCGCCACCATCGCCAGTACCGCCACCAGTACCACCGCCGGTGCCATCGCCCGAACCATCGCCAGTACCGTCATCACCGCCACCATCTGAACCACCATCGTCAGGGGTTTTGATGCAGGTTGTGCCGTTCCATTCGTAGCCGGGAACGCCATGACAGGGGTCTGGTTCGGGTGCGGGTTCGTTGGGATCGGTAGGCTCAGGGGGGGGATTAAGCGGGTCACCGCTCATATCAGCAGGCGTAAGATTCTGACCGGAACAGCTCTCCCCTGTTCCCTCGACAATGTAATTACAAAAACCGGTATCAGATGAACCGGCAACAAGGTAACAACCAGCGGCAAAACTGGATGTTGGAGTGTAATTACAGCTTGACGTGCAAATAGAATCAGGTGCGTTTGATAAAACGTAGTTAGTGCCGTTACTGTTGAAAACTTGAGCATTATCGCCACGGACTAAAAGAGTCTGACCGACAGTTTCGGAGCAGTCAGTTTCACAAGCGCCGGTTTGCACGTTGAAAGTGGTATCGGGAGGGCAAGAGTCTCCAGAACGGTGAATTGTGATGTTGAAACCATAGCTTCCGGGCCTTGTATTGGCCCAACAAATCCACTTTTTGTCGGGACTGGCTGTATCAGGACGACAGTTCTTGTGCTGAACCCATCCGTTAGCAGCCACAACAGCATCGGCAACGATTATTGGAGTGGCACCGGTATGAGTACCGTAGGAACCGGAAGAATATGTCCAATAATAATCCTCGGCATGAGCCAATGAAGGAAGAACACAAGAAAGAAGGACACAAAAGAAAATCCCGAGAAGCGAACGCATAGTTGACCTCAGGAAGTGAAAATAATGTTCATACCAATGAGCCAAACAACCAAAATATAAAGAGTCATTTCAGCACCCATTAACGAAAAAAGGGGCCCCGAAGGGCCCCCGGTAACAGCGGATTACTTCAGACGGCGATACAGAGCGAAACCGGCCATACAGATACCACCGAACACCATCGCAGCGACGATGATAGTACCAGCAGCAGTGCCAGCAGATGTGAACTCGTCAACGACAGCGGTAGTGTCGATAGCGGCGTAAACCGGCGAGGACAGGACGACAGCAGCTACAGCAGCACCGCCAACTTTAGCGCCAAAACGGCGAACAACGTTCATTGCTTTCATAGATATAACCTCAGTCAGAATTAGCAGGCGATAAAAGTTGCTTGAGCAATCCGCGCCCGCTGTAACAGATTGCCAAGAAAAGCGCAGTTGCGCCCATAACGGCCGATAGTTCCGGCAACGTTAATTCGAACATGGGAAACATAGGAGTCATGTATTCCCATTCAGTACAAACAGGCGCGCCGTTCACAATCGAAAGGTTGTTGAGGTCGCAAGTTAAAAAGACTTTCGACATGACGGCGAAACTTTATTTTTCAGCAGGAATAAGCTGGACATTGGCGTTCTTTCCGTCACCGGAAAGCCAAAGGTCAAAACCGGCATTACCTGCCCTGCTGGCCCAAGCCTGAACATAAACAGGAACGGCAACAGGTTTGCCTTTGAGAGAGTCGTAAAGACGGTCGATGCCAGAATCAATATGTTTTTTTGCCATGCGAACTTCGCGGGTTTTAACCTCGACGCGGTCGTATTGATTCTGCTCTTCAACTTGGATCAGGACGTAATGTTCCTTGATCTGAACATTAGAACCGTCACGACCACGAACCTCTTTAGTTTTAACGAAAACACCGTCACACATACCAAGCAGGGTCAACATTTTATTACCTCACGGGATTAACATTTAAA